GAGGGAAGACTTTTACTACTGCAGTATTAGTAGATGAAAGTCCTCTCATAAGTGTAAGTCAAGTACAAGAAAGACAAAGTCAAGCTGAAAGTTATGTTACTTTAATTACAGAAAATTCAGACTCTAGTGGAAAATATGAGTATATTGTAGACACTGAGCTAGATTTAGTAAGGAGAACTACAGCTACAGGAGATAAAGCATTTCCAAAAGGTTTAAAAGCAGTTAAAGTTGTTTATAGGTCAGGATATGCAAGTACTCCAGATGATTTAAAACTTGCTTGTTTTGATTTAATTAAGTACTACTTAAAAGATGAAAGAAAGAGTGGAATGACTATTGCGGGAGCAACAGTAAGAAATGATGTATCTACTAGTCTTAGAGAAAACATAGGTTTTCCAGACCATATAAAAAGAATACTTGATTTTTATAAAGTTTATAAATGAGTAATACAGTTAAAACTAGAATTGAAGAACTACAGTTAAAAGCAGAAACTAGCTTAGAAAAATTTTTTCAATATGCTGATGATTTATTAACTAAAAGCACTACTAGAAATAGAGATATTATTGAAAAAGAAACTGGAACGGCTCTCCACTTATATGAAGAGTATTTTAAGTTATTAAAAGGCACTAAGCATGAAGACTTAAAAAATGCAATTATAGGTTACGAAAATATAGTAAATGCTTATATTACTAATCCAGATTTATCTAACTTTAAAACTGATTTACAAGAGTATGCAAATCAAATTTTAGTAAGTACTCAAATGATTAGAATAGAGTTTAATAACCTAGTTAGAGCAGTAAATCCTTCTAGTCTAAGTGGCTTACAACAAAGTCACCAAGATTTTAGCGTTATGTCACAACACTTATTTATAGTATATACTTTTTTAGAAAAATTAAAAAGACAAGGAAAAGCATTTACAAGAGTTGCATCAATAGGACAAGGCCGTACGGCAGATGGTCGTGGGGGAATTATGAGTTTACCAAGATTAGGGGCTTTATCAGAGACTTATAGAGCATTATATACTGTAGCAATAGCAATTACTAGAAGTAATTTAGTTAAAAATTCAAAAAATCTTGTTACACTAACTGATGTTACTCAAGAATATTTTGACACTGTTGATCAATATGAACATTTATTAATTAAAGAAAAGCTAATAGATGTTTTATCTGGACAAGCTAGTCAAGATTTAGTTCTTGAAGACCAAAGTAAAAAAAGTAAATTAGAAAGTAGATTAGGTAAATTAATTAGTAGCAGTGATTTAAGAAAGTCTGCACAAATAGATGGAAGTAATTTACTTACGTTTTTAACCCAATTTATTAACGACTTTGCAAATATTGAAGGGTCTAAACCAATGCAAAGTGAAATAGTAAATCAACTTACACAAGTTGCAGTTGGCAAAAAACCAAAAGCTTATAAAGCTACTACTAGAAAAAGAAAAAGAACAAAGGCTAAAATTAAAAATCCTATTGCAAAATCAGCAGTAGCCTTGGCTTCAGCTAAAGTAGGATTAAGAATGCCTGTGATACCTCCTAGAAAAGTAAGTAAAAAAACAAGAGAATCTGGAGGATCACAAAGAGAAATTAATAAATTAAGATTGCAGATAAATAGAAGATTACCTGCAGAAGTAAGAAGAAATATGGGAAGACCAGCACTAATAAATCAGACTGGAAGATTCTCAAATAGTGTTGAGTTATCCGAGTTAAGACAAGGACCAAAGACTTTAATAGGAGAGTATAGATATCAATTTGACCCCTATGAAACTTTTGAAAACCAAGGACCGAAAAGATGGCCTACAGGATATAATCCAAAACCTCTTATAACAAAAAGTATAAGAAATTTGGCAGCACAATATACAGAACAAAAATTTACACTTAGGAGAGAGTAATGGCAACTTATAGAACTAAACGAAAAAAGATTGCTTTAGCTATGGCCGATAAATTAAAACAAATAGATGGCTCTCACCCTTTTAATCTAAACGTTTTTGATAATGTAAGCGCAAAGATGAAATTTTTAGATGAAATAGAACAATATCCAAAAGTATGTGTAGTAGCGGGAGATGAAACAAGACAGTATTTACCTAGTGCATACAAATGGAGATTTTTAACTTTAACGATAAGAGCATATGTTCATAATGAAGATGATGCTCAAGAAGAATTAGCATTATTACTCGAAGATATTGAAAGAGTAATCGACGATAATGATGTTTTGGTGTATGACGACTCAGTTTCACCTAATGAACAAACAACTTCACTAACAATCGAATCGATTAGTACTGATGAAGGAGTTATAGAACCATTAGGAATCGGCGAACTCACAGTCGAAGTACGATATTAGGAAACGAAGACGCTCATTAATGTGATGCGGAATCCTTTCCAAAGATAAATATAGGAGAAAGCAATGGCTTTAAATCTATCGAGAAATACCAAAGTATTTGTTAGTTCAGTAAATGGAGTAACATCTGCTGGAGGTAACGTATTAACAGTCGATCAAATTGCAGGTACAAACTCTGGTCATGCCGTAGGTGACATAATTACTTTTGGCACAACTAATGGTTCTGGTACTAATTTCAAATGTATAGTTGCCGCTGTAAACAGTGGAGCAGTAACTGAAGTATTTATTCCAAATAACTTTAGGGGCTCAGGCTATGCAGACAATAATACAGTTACTTCAACTGCCTCCACAGGTAGTGGCGCAAATGGTCTAATCCTTACTATTAACGGAGTAACCTCTGGAACTACTGCTGAAGGTGGCAGAACAGGAACAGGGTTATTTGTAGGTAACGAAAACGACGCAAATACTTTTAGAATTGGTGTATTAGATGGATATAGTTTTTCTCAAGCAAACGAATCCTCAGACATCACAGTTACTGAAGCAGGTGCTTCCCCAAGAAGAAGCTCAAAAAGATTCAACGATTCTTTATCACCAGGTGAATGGTCTTTTCAAACTTATGCAAGACCTTTCAAACATGGAACTAATAGTTTCAGAACTAGTGGTAAACATGACATGGTTGAAAATATTCTTTGGGCAGCAATCGCGGGTAAAGATATAACTGGAGGTGCTTTAAGCGGCACATCAGCAACTGCAGTAACATGTGATTCAACTGACGCAGATGTATCCTTCTTAAGAAGTGACCATCACGAATTGCTAAAACTATCCATTTTCTTTGCACTAGAAAATACAACTTACAGACTTAATGACTGTCAAGTAAACCAAGTAGAAATTGATTTTGCTATTGATGGTATTGCAACACTAAGTTGGTCAGGAAATTGTACAAGTATTGACCAAGTGTCAAGTGCTATTGAAGACCCTTCAAAGGCAGTACATTCCAAACCAGCAGGTTCTGATGCAACATCAACTGATGCAACAAGAGTAGAGAAATTTAATTATGTTGATACTACTTCAACTACTGATGCAGATTATCTTAGAAATAAACTATCACAGTTAACTCTAGGAGTAACAGCACAGGGTGGAGGTAAATCAGCAGGTGGATTAGATTCTAAAACTTATGATATAGCTATCACAGGTGGAAGTTTAACGATTACAAATAATATTACTTATTTGACACCTGAAACACTTGGTGTTATTGACCAACCAATCGGTTCATTTAGTGGGTCAAGACAAATGTCAGGTACACTAACCTGTTATTTAGATACAAAAACTAATGGATCAAACCAGTTACTAGCAGACATGCAGGCAGCTGATAAATTAATTAACCCATCATTCGATATGAGCGTATTCTTAGGAAATGCTTCAGGAACATCTCCACAAGTGGAGTTAGATATTCCAAAAGCACACATCTCAATTCCAACTATTGAAGTTGCAGATGTTATCTCAACAAATATCGAATTTGCAGCAGTAGGTACTGGCCTTGATGAAGGTGGAACTGCTGGAGATGAAATCGTTGTTAAATACAAAGGTTCTACAACTCACTCAGAAAGTGGGTACGCAGCAAGCGGTAGTAACGCAGTAAGTTAACATGTCGGGGTTTAACTTTCTAAGAGAAAGCGAACTCCATATAGTACAAGGGGGTAATCGATACAATGTAAAGATTACTCCCGCCCTTAGTTTCGGACAAACATTTGCAGAAGAGGCGTATCAAGTTAAGACTTTGCACGACCAAACTAAAATGTTTTCAGGAACAAGTATAACTAAAGCAAATCCTGCCAACTTTAGTTTTGAAACTCATCTTACTACAGAGAAAGATGAGAATATCGTGTTAGAGCTTTTAACAGACTATGACACATCATCAGGAGAACAATTATTAAAATCTTTTGATATGTACATAGTCTCTAATACGCAAACTTTAAAAATAGAAGGTTGCGTAATAACTCAAGGAGAAATTAGATTCGCAAAAGAGAATCATCTCATATTAGCAGTAAGTGGAAACGGTAAAAAACTAGAAAGAGTAGGAGATGAAAATTATTCACTTCCTGGTAGCTTGCAATCTGCAAGTGCCACAAGAACTCCCACAACACCTGTGCTTGATGTAGAGGTTGGCGGTTCAGATGTCACAAATCTGGCTGCAGCTACTTTGAGCGTGCAAAATAATATAGAATGGACTCCTTATGAAACATTACAAAATAGTCTTGATGTAACATCAGCTAGTAATGCAATGTATCCTTCGAGTTATAGTTTGACAGATAGAGTTGTTAGCGGTAATATAACACAATTTTATAGTAGTGCTAATGAATCTGAATTTCAAACATTTAACACTAATACTTCAGTAAGAATTAAAACTTTAGTAAATGGCAGCACATTTTTTGATGCTAATTTATCAGGTTGCATGTTTACCAAAAGGTCAGCACCTGCAGAAGTATTTACACAGACTTATGACTATAGGTTAGTTACAAGTCCGACAGATTTAGGAACAATAATAACATATTAGGAGAAAAAATGGAATTAAAATCATTACTGGTAGACAGTAAAACAGCATGGGTAGACTTCCCAGGACTAGAAGGATTTAAACTAGAATTAGCAAATCTTTCTAGAAAAGAATTAATGAGTCTTAGAAAAAGGTCAACTTCAAATAAGTTTGATAGAAAACTAAGAATATTTAATGAAGAGTTAGACGAACAAAAGTTTATAAAAGAATTTTCACAAGCAGTTGTTAAAAATTGGAAAGGACTTAAATTAAAGTACTTAGAAGATTTAATTCTTGTAGATTTAAAAGGTCAAAATCACGAAGATGAAATGCCTTACTCACAAGACAATGCCGAAGTTTTAATAGAAAATTCTCAAGAATTTAATAATTGGCTCAATGAGGTAGTCTTTGACTTGC